TTTGGAAATACATATTAAGCGCCTCCTGTGGATTATAATTAGTGCCATTACCTAAATCAACTTCCGCTAAACCATCTACATCTACAAATACACCATCTGGTACCATTCTAGCAATTACCTGTTGTAATTTTAAAGAAGTTAATTGAATCATATCCGCAAATCCTGTAATACGATTTACTAATGAATCTATTCTACCTTGATACATATGAGGAGCAACAAGATTATAATTCATATTAACTTTAGTTAAATCACTTTTAGGTCTGGTCATATTAGTCGCCATTTCCCATCTTAACATTTGCTCTACACCTAAAACTTTAGCGCCACTAAATAATACTTCAATTGATCTTGAAACTCTATCAAAATTATCACTTGGTGGTGGGTTAAAAAAGTCAGGTTTTTCTAATGCTTTTTCTAATCCTTGTTCTGTATGTTTTAATTTAAATACTTGATCTATATAAGTTTTGTATTCAAAATACATAACTTGTACTAAATCATTATTATAAGGTCCTCTTTGATATCCTTCTCTACCGGGATATTTTTGAATCATTTTTAAATCTTCATTAGTCAAATCAGGAAATTCTTTTTTTAACTCAGCAAGAGTTATTGATTTTATTTCACCTACATAATATATATCTTGAAAATTTGGATCATTAGTATATGACCAAACCATATTAGCAGGATTTACATAATCTATAACAACACCTTCAGATTTATTAAAACTAGTTTTTACAGCTCCTATACCTATAGTAACTATATCTTCAACTAATCTTTTTTTAGTTAATTCGTATTTATTAAAATCTAATATATTATTAATTACTTCTTCTTCAGCTATTTCAACTGATTGTTTGTAATTTAATTGCATATGAACTTCTAACTCCTCTTTGTTTTGAGGTAAGTTAGCTGGATCAATTGAGCTGTATATATCAACTCCTAAATTTTGTTTTATGCTATCTAACAATGGTTTACTCATCATGTCTCGCATAATAGAGTTTGCATAGTTAGTTCTCTGTTTTGTTGAAAACGGATCTTGAGCAAAAGCTTTTATATCATAATCTTTAGCCGATATTCCATTAACTACTATATCTACAAATTTAGGTATAATAGGAACTGGTTTCCAGTCTAAATTTAAATAGCTTAAGTCACCATTAATTGATAACTCATCTTTATATTTTTGTACAGATTGTTCACCGCGAGCATATAATCTTAATCTGTTAAAGTTTTGATAACCAGTATGCCATTTACCACTGTTTATTCTACCGCCTCTAAACCACTCATATTCAATAGCTTGTCCTACTTTTAAGCCATATTCCCAACTAAGCTTTTCCGCCACAGGTACCACCTGACTTGGAAATGAACTATTAGTACTTGTATTAATCATTTATTATTATTTTTGATTTAGTGCCTTTATTATCATATCTTGAAAAATTTAAATTAACTTTTTCTTTAATAACTTCAGCTACTGGTCTATATTTATTTTTGTTACAAGCCATTATAGCTAAACCTGAACTTATCGAAGCATCAAATTTAGTCCTATTGTTTATATCAAAAGCGGCCCAATCTTCTAATGTTCTTTGAAAATACATTGATCCATATTGTTCGTTATTGTAACCTACAAAACTTTCAATATAAGATTCAATGGCCGCGGCATGCGCTTGTTTTACATCTTCACTTGAATTAGGTATTCCACCCACTTCTTTTTCAGCGACAGATAATTTATACATTGTTTTATCTGGACGATTCATTGAATAACCTCTATAACCTCTTCTTTTTAAATAATATAATAATCTAGGTTTATTATTCTCTGCTAATAATGGCATACCATAAAAGTATAATGCCATTAAAACATCTTCAAAAAACATATCTGCTGTTTGTGGCCGAGCAATGTATTCTAAAAAGAATAAATTAGGAGGACCATCCATTGTAAATTTTGTTAAACCATGAAGAGAACCTTTTGATCCCCTGCCGTCTACTGTTCCAGATATATCATATGAGTCACATCCAAAAGCGCCCATATGCTCATTTGCTGGATATTTTTTCCCGTGTTTTACAATATATCTATTTTGTTGATGTACATCGGGCACCCATGAAACAAAAAATCTACCTTGTTTACTAGGAAAAAATTGTACACTAGTATCTTTAATTCCACCTTCCCATTGAAAATTACCTTGAGTTATTACTCCAGAATATTTCAAATCTTCATTATAATCTATTTGTTCGTAAATTTTTGTTAAATTAAATATAGATTGTTTTGTTTCATCTCTGAACGCGTGTTTTTCAGTACGTGGAAACTGTCTATATAATTCATTAAGTGCGTCTGGGTCGTTCTTAAGGCCATCTACCTCATTTTCCCAGTGTTCAATGACACCGATCTCAATCTTTTGACCATCGATTCCTTTAACTTCTTGTTTCGGAGTGTCAAAGACAGGGTATCCATAAGTATCAATGTATCCCTCGTAGTTCCATTCCATAGGTATGAACAGAGAATATAATCCTGAGCTAGTCTGTCCATTGCGGTTTCTTTTGGTAACATCTGAGTCATAATAAAGTTTTTTGTAGTTTCTACCACCTTTGTCAAGAGCATTGCTCGTTGAACCCATCATACATTTACCAATAATCTTACTACCTAATCTTAACGTTGTTTTGGTAACTCTCCAGTTATTGAGAATATTTTCAGGTTTTTCCCATTTTCCCGCCTCATCATGTACAAGTAACGCAAGTTTTTCTCCGTCATAGGAGTTATCACCAGTATTTTTCCAGTCGATAGTGGTGTCAAGCCCAATGATTTCTTTAATCTGCTCATTTGTATCCAGCTTTTTTCTAGTGAATCTGGAAGCTGGAACCCTGTAGGCAAGTTCGGTTTTCGGTCGGTCCATACCATCTTGGATCGGTTTGAAAAAGAATGGGTAATTAACTGAGATTGGAACAATCTTGTCTGTAAACATTTTTTTAGCATCTGCACCTGATTTCGATAAGACACCGAATCGAGCGTCGCTAGATATTGTCGCAAGGTTGACCGTTTCCCCTGACGCCATAAAAGAAAAGCCACTTCGTCTATTTTTAAGGTAGCACATTCCATAGCATCTTGTATCAGCTTTGCACGCTTCCCAGAAAATGAAAAAGAGTCTATTTGCCTCTCTAAAATCGGCTCGGCCGACATCGATCTTTGACCATTGGAGATACATGTAGTGAGTACCAGTAAGATAGGTAGCAACACCTTTATTGTAGAACCAAAAGCCTTCTTCACGTCTTTTAAATTCATTATCAATATAGTCATGTAAATTTTGTTTAAATGTTTCTGGGTAAGCTTTCCAATCAAAAATAGTTTTAATTTTCTTTAGTTCTGGTCTGTGTGGAAACACTTCCCAGTATTGTTCTAATTTTTTATCAGATCTTTTATAAGCATCTTCGACGGCAGGTAATGCTATCCTAAGATTTTGGATTTTATATACTTCACCAATTTTACCAGTTTTTGATATAACGATGACATCATGTTCTTTATTGTATCCATATTCCCATTTTTTATATCTATTTAACCTTTTAATTACTTGAGGTTTAATAGGTTCTATTACTTTATATAATGTTTGTTCGTACATTATTTAGATCTTCTTTCAGCAAAACCACTAAAGGTATTATCCTTTTTTTCTGTAGGTTTATTGTCTAATATATTTTTTTCTTCTTCAATACGTGTAAGTATTTCAAACGCATCAAATATAGCAAGCTTTTTTGTAGCAGCTGCATTTTTTAGTCTGTCAGCAGATATATCATCTTCTGAATCTACTATAGGCTCTTTTGCAACCTTAATTAACTCGTCAACTGCTCTTTGCCCAGCTTGGATTATATTCTTTTTCGTTTCCTTTACGTTCATACTTAATTACAATATCATTAGATTTCATACAATAAAGACGTTTATTATCTACAATAAAGTCATATTCTCCGAATGGAGTATAACCTACAACGTCCCCCTCGCTTATTTCTAACGCTTCTAACGCACTATTACCATATTTTAGTATCCCAATAAGGCTTTGCTCTAAAGAAGTGTTAATTTCATCATAATTTTTTAGTGGTGCTATAAAGCATCTATCACCAAATGCATTCCATTTATTGTTTCTTTTGTATAAATATACTTGATCCAATTGAACAAAATACATATTATCTTTGAAATAAGCTCTACTATTTTTTTCATTTCCTCTAATATCATAAAATCTTCTAAATACATTGTGGTGTATTAATACAAGATCACCAGGTTTTATAGGCGTTTTATATGCTAAAGGAATTGAAATAACTTTTCCTATGTTATTAACAGATTTGTAACTTTCAAGCTTAGTATTAATTATTAAGCTTTTGTCACCTACTTTTACTTCATTGTTATATCGCTGGCCGTATGGCTCGACGATAAAATCAAATAAACTGTTCATTAATATTCTAAGTCGTACTCAACGGATATTGCCATGTTAGAATTAAACTTCTTCCATGGCAACACCTCGTCATTTTTTTTGATAAAAATGTTGTAAGAATTGTCTTTTTGATCAGATATTATATGTGATATAGTATGACCACCATATACAGACTGACCAACAGAATAATGCATTGCATCTGTTTTATAATCAGAGCCAATGCTGATTTTTCTGATAACTGACGACATTATTCTTCTGTTTTATCTTCTTTTTTTTCAATTGGCTCATATGTACCATCAGCTAAATTAATATTTACTGATCCATATTCTTCCTCAAGTTCTTTTTTAAACTCTTCGGTTTTTTTGTTAACCTCATGAAATTGTGCTAATACTGCGGTTTTTTGGACTTCTAAAATTCCTGTTTCATTTAACAGCTGATTTAACTGTTTTTGAAACTCTTGAATCTGTTTTAATTGGTCTTCTTTGATTTTGTTTGGTTCACTCATTTTAATTGAATTTAATTTATTAATTTACTTATTAATATAGTTACGTGTTTTATTTATTTTTTAAATATACTTGTAACCTTTTCTCCACTCCGTCCACCGAAATAGGCTAAAACGACGGCCATCATGACCTTTTCAAAAGTGTCATTCCATGTTTCGCCTATGTGAAACGGTATTGTGTCTACACTATCCAGTAATCCTGCTAGTGAAAATACAACAATACACCACACTAAAACTAATGGGCGTACATTCTTCGAAAGCCAAGAATCTGATGCGGCATCCGCCTGCCACCTTGAAGTGATAGACTCCATTTCTTTATTCTGCTGTTCGTAGATTAATTGTTGTAATTTTATTTTGTCATCAGAGCTTACGTCTGATTTACCTATAGCTGCTATAGCTTCTCCCGGTGACGTTACTCCTTTAAGTACATTCCCTAGTGTGGGGTTTACTATTGAAGCAGCACCAAATAAAAGTTTACCTACAGTACTTTCTGCGAATTTCTTTTTAGGTTTTGACATAATTAACTATTTTTATATGCTTCAGCTTCCCAAGGAAGATTTTTAGCACCTTCTTTCATTTCGGATCTTTTCCAACATTTACCTTTCCAATAAACACATTCATCATCATACCATAGGTCACCTCTTTTCATTTGATCATGATGTACCATTTCATGATTAATAATATCTTGTTCTTGTAAAGGTGATTCTACATCTTTATTAATTAAAATACTCCCGTTTTTATCAGCTTTACCTAATACTCC